TTATCTCGTACCGGTGGCTCTTACTCCCTTCGGTATCGGGTTGTCGAGTATTATCCGGTAGCATAGCCTGCCGTCCACATTCACCGGCTCTTTCGCCACCATGAAACCGGCGCATTTCTCGACCTTTGCCGCATCAAGTATCATGCCGGCGATGAAGCTGTTCGAGAAGCGGGCGCAACGCGGATCGTTCCATATCGTGAATCCGTTTCCGTCATCCGAGACGAACATGTACCAGTCCTTTGGCCTGTCTTCGTCCCTGGCGATACATAGCCTGTTTCCTGCGTGCAGGCTCAGTTCCCTGCTCAATATCCTGCTCAGGTACATGCTGCCGTCACGGCATACCGTGATGATCCGTTTGCCTTTGTAGGTCAGTGCCGGATGGGAATTGCTCTTGTCATAAACTGTCAGTTTCATAATCGATTATGTTTTGAGTGATACATTTATTGTCTTTTATGCCGCCTCGCCGGCCATGATCAATCTTCTTTGGGCGATGAACTTCCGGTTTGCCCGGATGGATTCCATCATCGCCTGTGCCCTGCGTGTCACCACCGAGGTCTTCTCGCCCATGTGCCTGGCTATGGTGCGGAATGAGCTTCCGGTCTCGTAGAACCGCAGCATGAATATCCTATAATCCTCATAGGAGAAATGCCGCCTGAGGAACTTCTGTATGTCCCTTACCAGCCTGTCGCATCCGGTAAGCATCTCTTCCCGTTCCTCTGTCTCTTCCGCGCAGTCCGTCTCACCCAGTCTTGCGAAATACTCGTCTCCGGGGCTGTCGTAACGGCTTTCATCCCTTGCGCCCGACTGCAGGATTCTTCGGTAGCATCCGAAGAAATAGGACTCCGGATCTTCTATCCCGACACTTGAGAACATTATCTGCTTCCTGACAGCCAGATATGCGTCATGGAACGCGTCTTCGTCGATTTTTCCATAGATGGAGAGTCTCTCCTTCAATCTCGCGTATGAACGGTTAAACCATCCGTTGAATTCTTTCACGTCTTTTGTTGCCATATCCTTTTGCTTTTATCTGTTAGACATCCGGCCCGTAGTACGGGCACTCTTGTTTCTTTGTATGCCTTACAGCCGTTCTCCCTCCGGAAAGGCGTCAAGGCTCGGCAGGAAAAAATACCGGAGCGCAGAGTGCGAGGATGATTTTTTCCCCGCCGACCCGCAGGGCCCGGCCTTGCGCTCCGGTGGGAAACGGCTACCTTTGCTTCAAAGAAATAAGTGTGTCCTTTCCGCTTCTTACCATCCGTAATTATCCCCTGGCGGTGAAAAGGGATGTCTGCCGGTGACACCTCTCGTCCGGTTTGCAGCCCGTCTTGATTTTTTTATTTTCTTCGCTTCCGGAACGCTTTTACGGACACCGGAACCCCTTTCCGGTATCATCTGTCCGCCGTTCCGGCTATAGTAAAAAAACAAATGTCAAACTTAAAATTGAGGAATTATGGAAGTAGTGGTCATAGAGAAGGCAACTTTTGAGAGGATGCTCTCGGGGTTCGAGATTTTTGCGGAAAAGGTGGAACGCCTCTGCCGGGAACATGAGGACTTGGGAGAAAAGGAGTGGCTTGACAGCGATGACGTTTGCAGGCTGCTCTGCGTCAGCCCTAGAACATTGCAGTCGATGCGGGAGAACGGAACATTGGCATACACCAAGATAAGCCACAAGGTGTACTACAGGCCGGAGGATGTGAAGGCCGTCTTTCCCGTGGTGGAAATGAAACGGTGTATAACAGCCGGCAAGGAAAGAAAATGCAATGTAACCAACAAACCAATCAACCAACGAACCAACCAACAAACAGATATCTGACTTATGAATGACAATGGCAATATCCGGCTGCTGACACCGGAAAACGACATACGCGTGAGAGTCTTTCTCTCATCGCTGGAAGACCTTTCAGAAAAGGTGGAGAAAATACGTGGTGCCAACAAACCGTCGCTGGACGGGGAACGCTATTACACTGACAAGGAACTGGCCGTTAAACTGAAGGTCAGCCGCAGGAGCCTTCAGGATTACCGCAACAACGGCATACTGCCCTATATCCAGGTGGGCGGCAGGATTCTGTATAGGGCTTCCGACATTGAACGTACTTTGATGGACGGGTACAAAGAAGCGTACCGGTTAAAAGGAAATATGTGATTGGCGAACCTGCAAAATAAAAGTAGGGAGAAAATCATCGCACTGCTTTCACAGGACAACACGCTGGGCGCAACAGCACTTGCCCAACAGAGAGGGTACTCCGACGAATCGGGCCGGACAAGGGCGGATATTGACAAGTAACCGAAAAGACAGATTAATTTTTCTGGAGGGAGCGCAGTTTGCCGCCTGCCTTTTTCTTCGTGTTTCAAAAAATATCCCTCCTAATAGAATGTCAGAACGGCATACAGCAGTAATATTCTATTGTCTGTATGCTGTTCTTTTTTTTATTGTATCGACTTTTCCGTCAGTCGCTTGTTTCCGCTGCCGTCGGCCTCCATTGTACAGACGTGAAAGGGAAAAGGTTTTCGGGCTGAATACTCTTTACCTGCAAAGGAAGATTCTGCCCGAAACGGCACGGCCGCCTGACCTTTTCACTTTCAATGGAGTCTGTACTAACTTCCATGGGCGGCGAGGGAACAGGCGGCCGCAAAACGGTCATTGGTTGTCATGGCCGGAATCTGTGAGGTTTTTGCGTCTCTTTTCCATCAGCTTGTCCATATCCTCGGAAATTTTATCATCGGTCACTTTGGCATAGCCTTGTGTGGTCCTGATGTTCGTGTGCCCCATCATCTTGCTGATGCTCTCGATCGGCACACCTGCCGAAAGCGTCAAGGTTCCGAACGAATGCCTGCTCGCGTGATAGCTGAGATTCTCTTTTACACCTGCCAATATCCCTATCTCGTGGATGCAGTACCAAAGCCTGTTCCGGTTGGGTAGAGGGAATATCGGTCTGCCGTCATCGGTTGTATTGTACAGCGACAAAATTTGTTCGGCTACGGGGTGTAACGGTATAAAGGACTCGACATCGGTTTTCTTCCTGTTGATACGGATGAAGCGTCTTCCGTCCGCGGTTGTTCCGATATGCGAGGGGTAAAGCCGTTTTACATCGACATAGGACAGCCCCGTGAAGGCTGAAAAGATGAACGCCCTACGGGTAAGCTCCTGCAACCTCTCCGGCATGGGCTGTTCCATGATCCGTTGCAGTTCCGTCCTGCTGATATGCTTCAGCTTATAGTCGGGCTTCTTTTCGTATGGGACGTCGGCAAGCGGGTTGAAGCGGATAACCTCCCTGTCCACGGCAATATAGATAAGCCTGTTCAGTCATGTAAGGCAGTGGTTGATATGTCCCGCCCCGCAATCTTTGGATTTCAGGTAGAGTTTATAGCCCCAGCCGAAGTCTTCGGTAATATCCTCAAAGGCGATGTCCCGCATACCCAGCGACAGCAGATATTCGTGCAGGTATGCCTGTGAGGATTTGGACTGGCGGTAAGAGGAAGTGGAATTTATCACTTCGGAACGGATTCTCAACCTTTCCCGTTCCTCTTCTCCGGCTTTCAGTAATGTGACCGGAACGGTAGTCACACAGGTAATCTCGTTCTTCAACATTTCTGCCGTGACCATGCCCGCATCCTTCAACAGATTGTCATATGAGGTTTCTATTCTGGAGCGGAGTGCTTCAAGGAGGTTGTTCGTTCTTGCATCCCTGACCTCTCCGGTCTTGGCTTTCCAGTCTTTGGGATTGCAGTAGCAACCCGTGGCAAACACGCTGTTCTTGCCGTCAATGGTGATACGGCACATGATGGCGGTAGTTCCGTTCGCCTTGACCTTACCGCGGTTGATGTAGTATAGAATTTTGAATGTACTTCGCATAATTAAATTGTTTTTATAGGGTTAGAGAACAAGTTTCAGATCCTTTGTCGCCTCGATGTATTTGTCCATGTCCTCGAAAAGTTTCTTAGGGGTTACACGGGCATACACCTGGGTGGTCCTTATATCCGCGTGACCCAGCATCTTGCTGACAGTCTCGATAGGTACGCCGTTTTCAAGGGTCATGAGGGTCGAGAACGAGTGGCGGCCCATGTGGTAGGACAAACGCCCCTTGATGCCGACTTTCATTTTGATGCTCGTCAGGCACCATTTCAGGGCCTGGTATGGAATTACGGGAAACAGAGTCGGCCTTGTGTCGTCACGGTATTTTTCGATAAGGGCTATCGCTTCGGGCAGCAATTTCACCCGGCTTAGTTGTCCGTTCTTGCCCCTACGGTATTTCAGCCATAGCGCACCGTTATCGTCCCTTGAGAGATTATCAGGCGTAATAGCTACAACATCCACATATGAGGTTCCGGCATAACAGGCGAAAAGGAACATGTCTCTGACAATGGAGTGTTCCGGGCGGCATCCAGTAAGTTCTATATCCCGTATCTTCTCGAAGTCTTCTTTGCTCAACGCTCTCGGCGGCGTTTCCTTCTGCTTGGGTAATTTGTAGTGTTCAAAATAAAATCTGTCCGAATGTCCCTCCTTGAAAGCTATGCGGCAGATCTTCTTCAGGATGGCCAGATAATGGCGCACTGTCTGGACACCCAAACCTTTCTCTATTACGACATATTCCTGAAATTCCCGGATGAACTGCTCGTTGAGCTGGCAGAAAGCGAGGTCGGATACTTTGAGCCTGCTGCTGACGAAATCTGCGAGACGGTTGCGGGTATAGAGGTAATTGGGAAGTGTACGGTGAGACACGTCGATGCCTACACGTGCCCTGACTTCTTCAATATGCCTGTCGAAGAGCTTGAACAGTGTCATCTGCGTGTCCTTGCTGCCTTGAAAGACTTCCTTGACTGCCGTCGCATCGAAATCGGTCTTTCGTTCCAGAAGGGAGTCGAACGCGGAGTTTACAGCCAACAGCAGCTTGTCGATTTTTGCGTTGACTTCCACTGCCTCCTTACTCTTGCCGTTCAGACGGCTTTCCCGGGGATTCCACAGTTCGGGAGTGCAGGAGAGCTTGCAGCTGAATTGCGCCATCGTCCGGTTAACGGTGATGCGCCCCATTATCGGGGCTTTGCCCGACTTGTCCAGTCCGCTCTTTTTAAGGTAGAGCAATACCTTGAATTTTTCTACTTTCATACGCTTATATTTTTAGTGGCAAATTTACCTGTTTTATAAGCGTTCTTTAATATGCAAAACTGTGACAATCAGTGTAATATATCGCTGTTTTAAATTATTTGATCCACTCTTCGTTACCTTGTCCCAACCGGTAACAGCCCTGCTAACGATTTGGTAACCGAACATCTTCAATAATCCCCACTTTCTTGCTTTTTTCTCAAGTGGAAGAATATAGAGAAATTAATTGGTATACAGCAGATTGGGTTATACTTTCTTCTCGTATCAGTTGTTCATATAACTTCTTTTTTTCCACACAGCCCGGCACAGCTTTGCAAGCGTCATTGCACTGGCTAACAATGTATCACTTCCAAATGTGTCTAAAATGTTGGGACATTCGTCTACGAGAATGACACAGCATTATGCAAAGGTATTAGACCAAAGTATTTTAAAAGATATGCAGAAAGTAGATATAGAATTAAGCAGTAACTAATTTGCATTATGACAAAAGACTTAGGAATAATTTCTTAAGTCTTTTTTTTATTTATATCTTCGCACTCAACATTCTAATAGGTAAAAGATGAACAATATTTTAAGTTATATCATTATCGACATTCTATTATTAGCATTGTCAATATTGCTTTTTTTAAAGTAAACGCAGCAAGAAAAAGCAAGGTTGATGATAATACAGCAAAAATGCAGTCTATTAAGTGGTTAGGTGTTTAACTCATAATACTGCATAAGCTGAAAAAGGAGGTCCGCTAAAAGCTGCGAAAGACTTCAGTTCCCATATCGTTACTGATATAACAGGAACAAGAAACGGCACAACGGGTTCTATTTCAGTAATTTGCACAGTTTTTCATACCTGAGGACAACTCGCTTGATATTAACTTTGTAACGATCAAAAAAGTATGAAAACGAGTATGAGCAGATCGACCTTCAAAATCCTCTTCTACGTGAAGAAGGGCAGCGAGAGAGCCAACGGCTATCTCCCCCTGATGTGCCGTCTTACGGTGGACGGCGAAATCAAGCAGTTCAGCTGCAAGCTGGACGTGCCCCCGAAACTTTGGGACGTGAAAACGGCACGTGCCACGGGCAAGAGCGCCGAGGCGCAGAAAATCAATGCGGCGGTTGACCGGATACGCGTGGACGTGAACCGCCGTTACCAGGAACTGATGCAGTCCGACGGCTATGTCACCGCCGCCAGGCTGAGGGACGCCTGCCTCGGGCTGGGCGTGAAACGCGAGACGCTGCTGAAGCTCTTCGAGCAGCACAACGAGGAGTTCATCAAGAAAGTGGGACACAGCCGCGTGCAGGGAACATACAACCGCTACCGTACCATATACAGGCACCTTTGCGAGTTCGTCCCGAAAGTGTACCGCCGTGACGACATTCCCCTGAAGGAACTCAACCTGACGTTCATCAACAACTTCGAGTATTTCCTGCGTACGGAGAAGAAATGCCGCACCAATACCGTATGGGGTTACATGATCGGGCTCAAGCACGTCATCTCCATCGCCCGCAACAGCGGTGCGCTTCCCTTCAACCCCTTCGCCGGGTACATCAACTCCCCCGAAAGCGTTGACCGGGGCTACCTAACAGAGCGTGAGATACAGACGCTGATGGAGGCCCCGGTGAAAAGCGGGACCTGCGAACTGGTACGCGACCTCTTCATCTTCTCTGTGTTCACCGGACTGGCATACGCGGACGTGAAGGCGCTGACGACCGACCGGCTCCAGACCTTCTTCGACGGCAACCTCTGGATCATCACCCGCCGGCGCAAGACAAACACCGAGTCCAACATCCGCCTGCTGGACGTTCCCAAGCGCATCATAGAGAAGTACAAGGGGCTGTCCAAGGACGATCATGTATTTCCGGTACCGAGCAACGGCAGATGCAACACCATATTGAAGGAACTTGGCAGGCAGTGCGGTTTCAAGATACGGCTGACCTATCATGTGGCCCGGCATACGAACGCCACCACCGTGCTGCTCTCGCACGGTGTGCCCATCGAGACCGTAAGCCGTCTTTTGGGGCATACGGATTTGAAAACCACCCAGATATATGCCCGGATAACCAACCAGAAGATCAGCAGCGACATGGAAATCCTGTCCCATAAGCTGGAAAAGATGGAGAAGGAAATATGCGATGCCATCTGAGGAAATGGTATTTATGAAACGGATGATTTTCCCCTTCCTCATCAAAGTTCGTCCGTCCCTGCGGGACTCCGCGTTTTCCCTTCGGTTTCCGGCAGAAAATTTCCGTACGGCGAAATTTTCTGCCGGAAAAACGCTCCGAAAGCGCAGGGACGGACGTAAGAGGGATTCAGAAGGCGAAAACTGCGACCGACGTAGTGCATGTGCGACAAGGAAAAGAACTGTCCGGGAGCCCCCTTTTCATGCCGTACCCCGGCATGAAACCACTTTTCTCTCCGGCTGTGGTGAAGGCTCTCCTGCTCCCTCTGCATTGCATATGCGGGTTGTTTTGCCCATATCCACGTCCGCCGGTATTGCCTGCCCTTTCCTTGAGAAAAACGGCTTACCGCAACGGGTGGCGTGACACAGACTTTTCCGGATATGGAGGAACATTCCGGAAAAAAGAGTGGAAGACGGGCTATTATTTGGCTGTATAACAACAAAGTTGTATTTTTGCAAAAAATAATATTATGGCTATAACTATCAAGAACATTCCGGTTTTGGAGGGCGTTACGGCGGAAGATTTCGTACGCAGTGCAGACAAGAACGCCGCAAAGGTAACACCCCGGTTATCAGTGGAGGCAAAGAAACGGTTGCGAAAAGTATTGGAGAAATCCCGTTCATTCCGGTTCAATTAACAGCAATGGACGGTATTTCTTTATATGATGATTGTGTCATGCTTGCCTATAACAAGGAAGTACGGAGGAATTGCCTTCCTTTCACTTGTGGCGAGAATGACCTTGATGATTTTTTTCTCAATGATGCCGATCTGTATGCGGATGAACTCCTTGGGAAAACATATTGTTGGGTGACGACTGAAATCCCGCATCGTATTGTGGCCTTGTTTACCTTGTCCAATGACAGTATCAAGACCAGATTAATATCCCCCAATGATAAAAACAGGCTGCAACGCAATATTGTAAATCCTAAACGTGGACGCAGCTATCCGGCCGTGCTGATAGGAAGACTGGGGGTCAATCTGGAATATCAGGGTACATCAAGCCACGTAGGACGGCAACTGATGGCTTTCATAAAAGACTGGTTCCGTCATGAGGACAACAAGACAGGATGCCGTTTTATCGTGGTGGATGCATACAATGAGGAAAAGATTCTCAGGTATTATGAAAGAAACGGTTTCGTTCCACTCTATAAAACAGACGTGATAGAAAAGCAATATTATGATATTCCGCAAGATGAACCTTTGAAAACCCGTTTGCTGTATTTTGATTTGAAAAAGGACTGACATAATAATATATCAGTAAAATCCTTTAGGGTGACAACGGGTTCCAAAGACAGGCTGTCGCTACGATTACCTGCCATATGGCACCGGCCGTTTTCTTGATGGCGGGCGGTGGATTTCATGGGAAGCCAATCCGGAATGACAAGTAATGCCGCACCTGTGGCATAATAGAGCATTATTTTGAAGGCGGAGACTTTGTCCGGTTCTTCTTTTTCCAAGGTTTTCCGTCGGATGTCTTCAAGTTTTCCACACTTGTTTTAGAATAGTCCGCATTATCAGCAGATTGCGAGTTTCAGTCTGCCGTTCCGATTCTCTTTATTGCATCGTAGCATGTCGTTGATATATTCCAAATACTTATCCATGAATAGGCGACTTATAATTTTGTCTCAGGCAAATATCGAGACACACTCCCGAATGAGGTCTTCCATGATTTTAAAAGACTCCGTATTTCGGAAGGAACAACGTACACATACAATTTCTCCGGAACGGCCGACTTTCCTGTCACTTCCCTGTAATCCTCCCCAAAATCAACACCGCCGTATAAACTGCATGAAAGCCCGGGCACGCTTCCTGTTTCCAATCCCATATCTGCTCCTTCCGCAACATCACGTATTGCCGTTCTCATTTCATATCCTTGAATATTTCTCCAAACATACCAAAGACAGAAAAGCTGCATGGAATCTAAATTCTCACCGGACAGACAATAGATAGAAGGAAGGAATCCATCATCCTCATTTCTTGCGGCAAAAATAGTTGTTTTTCAGGCCGGTCCCGCAAGGCGGCCCTTCGGGCTGGTTGCACGTGAAAAAATCTTCCTCACGCTTCGCGTGAGCGTATTTTTTCACGGCAAGCCTTGCCGGAGACCGCCGAAAAACAAACTGGAGGAAGCACAAGAAATAAGAATGCCTACCCGTGTAGGCCATGTATAACTC